GGTCTTGGAGTTACTCAAGCAGTTCCTGCAAACACAGTTGTTGCTGGCGCTGGTACTACATCCGTCCTCGATGGTTACCTCAAAGGTGTAATTACTGAGGTTGGTGCTGGACAGGTTTCGGTAAAACTCGTTTCTCATGTCAGCGCAGCTGGCACAGAAACTGCAGTTGACTACACACCTGGTGGTGTATATGCCTTTACAAATACTGGCAACGCCTCTGGTGGTCTTCATCTGCATGTACAAAGCAATACAGGTAGAGGTTGGCAAGCAGGTAATGTTTCTTACGGATCAAGCTTTGCTAACGCAGACTTCCTGACCGCTCTGACTGGCGCTGGTATCACTGCTGGTGATTCTCGCTATACATCTGCCGTAGCATATGCTCCTGGCACACTTTCTTACACTGGAGAAAAAGACTGGTTTGACAATCAGTGGATCACTCTGAACGATGGTCAGAAGATCTATTGGAACACTCTTGCTGACAGACCTGGTACTTCTTCTTACGCTGCAGAAAGAAACTCTAGAAACGATGAGATTCATGTCGTAGTACATGATGATCTTGGTAAAGTAACTGGTAACGCTGGAACTCTTATCGATAAGTTTGTAGCAACATCGAAAGCAAAAGATGCAATCTACTCTGTAGGTGATGCTGCTTACTGGAGAAAGGTTCTACAACAGGCAAGTAGCAACATCTTTGGTGGTGGAGCTCCTGCTGGTGTTGTAACGACAGCTCTTGATGCTGATTTTGATCCTCTGACTGATGTTGGTTGGGATCAGGATACTGAGAATGTTACCTTTGCTGCTATTGGTAACTATTCAGTAAGTCTTTCAAACGGTAAGGATTATGGTGGTGCCGTTAGCGTTGGTGCTAGCGATTCCCTCAAGGTAAATATTGGAGATCTTTCCGCTGGATACGATCTTCTTAAGAACAAGGATCAATACGAATTAGATTTCTTACTCATGGGCTCTGGTGCTCATGGTAAAGAAGAAACACAAGCACTTGCAAACAAATTGATTGCAGTTGCAGAATACAGAAAGGATTGTATCGCTTGCATCTCTCCTCACAGACAAGCATTCTTGAGTGCTTCTGGTGATGGTGAGGATCTAGTACTGAATTCTGATACTATTACATCCAATGTAATTAGTTTCTATTCCGCTATTACATCGTCTTCTTACGCTATCTTTGATAGTGGTTACAAGTACATGTATGATCGGTTCGGTAGACAGTTCCGCTATGTTCCTATGAACGGTGACATGGCAGGTCTCTGTGCTAGAAACGATATCAACAACTTCCCCTGGTTCTCACCAGGTGGTACAGTTAGAGGTGGTATCCTGAATGCAGTTAAACTTGCATATACTCCTGATCAACAAGAGCGTGACAGACTCTATTCTAATAGAGTTAACCCTGTAATCTTCTCGCCTGGTGCAGGAATCATCCTCTTTGGTGATAAGACTGGATTAGGTAGATCTTCTGCCTTTGACAGAATCAATGTTCGTCGTCTGTTTATCTACTTGGAGAAAGCAATTGCTGCTGCTGCAAGAGATCAACTCTTTGAGTTCAACGATGAGATTACGAGAATTAATTTCCTCAACATCGTAGAACCATTCCTCAGGGATGTTCAATCTAAGAGAGGTATCACAGACTTCGTAGTTGTTTGTGACGAGACAAACAACACTGCTGCGGTCATTGATAATAACGAATTCGTTGCTGACATCTTTGTCAAGCCCAACAGGTCGATTAACTTCATCGGTCTGACCTTCGTTGCTACCCGCACGGGTATCAGCTTTGAAGAAGTTATTGGTCGAGTTTGATCGCTTAATAACTAACTCTTAGAGGAAAAAACAATGCCCATTAATCAACAGAATCCCCCAAAGACTGCAAACAGAACTATTGATAAGTTCAAGTCCAGAATCAGTGGTGGTATTGCAAGACCTAATCTCTTTGAAGTTGTTCTTGCAACCCCAGATGGTGTCATCGACACCGATGTAAATGATTTTGGTATTAAGAGTAGATTCTTAGTCAAAGCTGCAGCACTTCCCGCTTCAAACATTGCTCCTATCAGTGTTCCCTTTAGAGGGCGTACACTTAAGATCGCTGGTGACAGAACATTCGATGAGTGGACTGTAACGATTATCAATGATACTGATTTTGCAATTCGTTCTTCCATGGAAAGATGGATGAACTCTATTGCTAAGGTATCTGATAACTCTGGTCTCACAAATCCTGAGGACTACATCAAAGATCTTAAGGTCTACCAGTTAGGTAGAGCTGAAGTTGCTCAGAATACACAAGATTCTGAACCAGATATGCCGATCCTGAGAACTTACAAGTTCCATGGTTGCTTCCCAACAAATGTCTCCCAGTTGGATCTTTCCTACGATCAGGCAGATGCTCTGGAAGAATTTACAGTTACCTTCCAAGTCCAATGGTGGGAAGCTGATGGTAACGGTGGTTCGGTATATTGATAAATAGTCCTATAACAGGACTTCTATTAGCATAATGGCGAAACTATTTGGTTTCTCAATTGAGGACGGAGAAAAGAATCCTAAAGGCGTAGTCAGCCCTATTCCACCGCAAGGTGAGAATGGGGTTGACTATTATATTCAGGGTGGTTTTTCTAGTCAGGTTGTAGATATTGAAGGTATCTACAAGAATGAACATGAACTTATAAAAAGATATAGGGAGATGGCATTGCATCCAGAGGTGGATAATGCTATCGAAGATGTAGTAAATGAAGCTATCGTATCAGATACAAATGATTCTCCTGTAGAGATTGATCTGGAGAACCTGAACGCTAGTGACTCTATTAAAACTATTATTCGTAAAGAATTTAAACATGTCAAAGATCTTTTAGATTTTGACACGAAGTCTCATGAGATTTTTAGAAACTGGTATATTGACGGAAGACTATATTATAACAAAGTAATTGATCTTGAAAACCCCCAAGAAGGTTTGCAAGAACTCAGATATATCGATCCTCTCAAGATGCGTTATGTACGCAAAGAGAAGAAGAAAGATGAGAGATCGGATCTGTTTAGACAGACTAATGTTCATGAATCTCAGAAGGTATATTTCCCTGAGATTGAAGAGTATTTCATGTATACTCCAAAACCTCAATACCCAACAAACATTGCTGCACCTGGTGGTGGCACTGCAATGAAGGGTGTGAAGATGGCAAAGGATTCCATCACATATTGCACCTCTGGTCTTGTAGATAGAAATAAAGGTGTAGGATTATCTTACTTGCATAAAGCAATTAAGTCTCTCAATCAGCTTCGTATGATTGAAGACTCACTTGTTATCTACAGATTGTCACGCGCACCTGAGCGTAGAATTTTCTACATTGATGTTGGTAATCTGCCTAAGGTAAAAGCAGAACAATATCTGCGCGATGTCATGATGCGCTATCGCAATAAGTTGGTATATGATTCCAACAGCGGTGAGATTCGTGACGATAAAAAGATGATGAGTATGCTGGAAGACTTCTGGTTACCTCGTCGTGAAGGTGGTCGTGGTACAGAAATTACCACACTGCCTGGTGGTCAGAATCTTGGAGAGCTTGCTGACATCGAATATTTCCAGTCTAAACTTTATAGATCTCTTGGTGTACCCGAATCTAGAATCGCTGGTTCTGGTGATGGTTTCAACCTTGGTCGTTCTAGTGAGATCTTGAGAGATGAACTTAAGTTCTCTAAGTTTGTTGGTCGTCTCCGTAAGAGATTCAGCAACATCTTCTTAGATATGCTGAAGAGTCAATTGCTTCTTAAGAATGTTGTTACTCCCCAAGACTGGGAGGTAATGTCTGAGCACATTCAGTTTGACTTTATCTACGACAACCACTTCGCAGAACTCAAAGATAAGGAACTGATGGAAGGTCGTCTTGGTCTTCTTGGAATGATTGAACCTTATGTTGGTCGTTACTATTCGACAGAATATGTAAGAAGACAGGTTCTTCGTCAGAGAGATGCGGAGATTGCTGAGATTGATCTTCAGATCGAAAATGAAATTGCATCTGGTGTAATTCCTGATCCAAACCAGCAAATGCTTGAGATGGAAGCAATGGCTGCAGCGGATCCAATGTTGCAAGGACAGCAAGATCCTGCCGCGCTTCCACCAGCTCAAGCTCCCAATCCACAGAACGCAGGACCGTCTCAAGGAGAGGGCGAGATATAAATAAGTTTATACCATTGATTATTGATAGATGGAAGAGCTCATTAATATGATTGCGACGGACTCGTCCGCCGTAGATATCAGCGACCAGATCAAGGATCTGCTGTATACGCGAGCTGCTAGCAAAGTAGATGCTATGCGTCCCGATGCTGCAGCAAGTCTCTTTGGCGCAGATGAACAAGAAACTCAGGACCCAGAATAATGGCAAGAACATTACTAAAAGGTGCAGAGGCAGCTCTGCCTACAACCACTGGTGCCGCCGTTAGTTTTAGTGAGGCAACTGTTGTCCGTTTGGTCAACACTCACACGAGTGCCCACTTGGTGACACTTGTCGAAACTAGAAGTGGAGACACCGTAGGTTCTTTTACAATGCCTGCAGGTTCTGTTGAATTTCTTGAAAAGCAACCAACTCAATGCGTGTTTGCCGCTAACGCTGGCGTAAAGGGTTCCAAAGTAGGATTTACAGGCTAATCAAATGAAACTGATCACGGAAGAAATCGAACAGGTCGAACTTATCGTTGAAGAACGCAACGGTAAGAAGTCCATGTATATTGAAGGTGTATTCCTGCAGGGTGACATCAAGAACCGAAATGGTCGGATGTATCCCATGGATACCCTTCGTAGAGAAGTAGGTCGTTACAACGAAGCTTTCGTTGATAAAGGTCGTGCTCTTGGTGAGTTAGGACACCCCGAAGGACCTACTCTTAACCTGGATCGCGTTTCCCATAAAATTACTTCACTTAGGGAAGAAGGAACTAATTTTATTGGCAAGGCAAAAATCCTGAACACCCCTATGGGTAAGATTGCACAAAATCTTATTGATGAGGGTGTCAAGTTAGGTGTATCTTCTCGTGGTCTTGGTTCACTTGCTGTTAACGAGAATGGCATCAAAGTTGTTTCTGATGACTTTATGCTTGCAACTGCTGCTGATATCGTAGCAGATCCCTCCGCACCTGATGCTTTTGTATCAGGAATTATGGAAGGAAAAGATTGGGTAATGGAAGGAGGAATTGTCCGCGAACGACTCGTGGAAAAGACTTACAAGCAAATTAATACCCTTGTAGACCAAAGAGAACTGCAGGAACAGAAGCTTGCTCTGTTCAATAAGTTCCTTTCAAGTCTCTAATTTATAAATAAATATAGATTATATCAACGATTATAATCGGAGAGTTCACCAATGTCCGCTAAGGAATTACAAGAAATGGAAAATCCTGTAACAAGGGGTGCGAAAGCTGGCGAGGGGATGCCCACGCTTGCAAATCCTGGAGCTGGTCTCGGCGGTGTAGAAGATTTAGGTGGTCCTACCCCTGACAACTACAGACCCGACGACGACTCCGCGAAATTCGCAGAACCCAAAGTCAAAACTGTAAGAGATGTCGTTAACCGTGGCGCTGCAGCCGCTGAACCTATGCAATCTCTTTCTGCTGGCGATACCGTTGAAGCAGAAGAAGGTCAAGAGGTCGTAGCTGAAGATGAGTCCACGCAGGAGGAGGAGACTCCTTCTATCGATATCGAAGAAGATCTTTCCGCCTTGTTTGGCGGTGAAGAACTCTCCGAAGAGTTCCAGAATAAAGCTCGCACAATCTTTGAGGCAGTTGTTACCGCTAAGGTCACTGCTGTACAAGAAGAAATGGCTGCTCAATACGAAGCAACTCTTTCTGAGCACCTTGAGGAAGTAAAGACTGAGCTCGTTGAGCGAGTCGATGCTTATCTTGAGTATGTCTCTGAAGAGTGGGTAACTGAGAACAAGATCGAAGTAGAACACGGTCTGAAGACCGAAATGACCGAATCGTTCCTGCAAGGAATGAAGGGTCTTTTTGAAGATCATTATGTAACAATCCCTGAAGACAAGTATGATGTCCTGGAGAACATGGTCTCCAAACTTGATGAAATGGAAGCCAGACTTAACGAACAGATCGAGTCTAACATTTCTCTTAACAAGCGCCTTGGCGAAACTACAGCAGATGGAATTTTCCGTGAAGTAACCGAGGGTCTTGCTGTTACACAAAGAGAGAAACTGTATACACTGTCTGAAGGTGTTGAGTTTGAGGGTGAGGAATCTTATCGCGAGAAGCTTGTAACACTGAAGGAATCTTATTTCCCAAGTGACCCTACAAAAGCTCCCGCAAAAACTGAAACGCTCTCTGAGGGCGTAGAAGCAGGTGGTGTAGATGTCTCTGGCTCTATGCAAAGCTACCTGAAAGCTCTTGGAACAGCTCAACAGTAATCCACAAACAAACACTGTTAACTTCCCATAATGTATAACGCACAACAATTACTTGAGAAGTGGAGTCCGCTTCTCGACGCCGAAGGCGTAGATCCGATTAAGGACTCACATAGACGCGCTACAACCGCTGTTCTCCTTGAGAACCAAGAGCGTTTCCTCAAAGAGGAAGCTGCTTTTGCTAGCGGCAACGGTATGCTGACTGAGGCTGCACCTACCAACTCTGGTAACGCTGTAGGCGCTTCTGGCGCTTTCGGTGCTGACTCTCCTGCCGCAGGTCCTACCGCTGGTTTCGACCCCGTTCTGATCTCTCTGATCAGACGCTCAATGCCTAACCTGGTTGCATATGAGCTTGCTGGTGTTCAACCGATGAACGGTCCTACTGGACTGATCTTCGCAATGCGCTCCCGCTACACCAACCAGTCTGGCACCGAGGCATTCTTCAACGAGCCCGATTCTGCATTCTCTGCGAACAAGGCAGGCACCAACATCGGTCAAGCAACCCAAGGTGATTACACCGATGCTACCGATGATGACGGCACCGTTGGTTTCGGTTCTACTGGTGTTCAGCGTGGTACTAACCCCGCTATCCTGGAAGGCACTGCTTCTGACGCTGTACAAGCTCAGTATTCACTGGGTCAAGGTATGGCAACTGGCGACTCTGAGGCACTCGGAGACGGCAGCAATGGCGACTTCAACGAGATGGCATTCTCCATCGAGAAGGTCACCGTTACCGCTAAGTCCCGTGCTCTGAAAGCAGAGTACAGCATGGAATTGGCACAAGACCTTCGCGCCATCCACGGTCTGAACGCTGAAGCAGAACTTGCTAACATCCTGTCTAGCGAGATTCTTGCTGAGATCAACCGCGAGGTTATCCGTACCATCTACAAGACTGCTGAAGCTGGTTCACAGGTCAATGTTGCCAACGCTGGTTTCTTCGACCTGGATGTTGACTCCAACGGTCGCTGGTCGGTTGAGAAGTTCAAGGGTCTCCTGTTCAACATCGAGAGAGATGCAAACCGCATCGCCCAAAGAACTCGTAGAGGAAAGGGCAACATCATCATGACTTCTGCTGATGTCGCTTCTGCTCTGACCATGGCTGGTGTACTTGATTACACCCCTGCTCTGAACGCCAACCTTCAGGTTGACGACACTGGTAATACCTTCGCTGGTACTATCAACGGTAAGTATAGAGTCTACATCGATCCCTTCTCTGCCAACAGTGCTGCTAACCAGTACTATGTTGTCGGTTACAAGGGCACCAGCCCCTATGACGCTGGTCTCTTCTACTGCCCTTATGTACCCCTCCAGATGGTACGCGCCGTCAACGATGGCACCTTCCAGCCCAAAATTGGCTTCAAGACCCGCTATGGTCTTGTCTCCAACCCTTACGCTGAAGGCACCACTCAGGGTCTTGGTCGTATTACTTCTAACAGCAACCGCTACTATCAGCGTACTGTTGTTAAGAACCTCATGTGATTCATATTTCACATACTTAACACAGAGACCCGCAAGGGTCTCTTTTTTTGTGTTTATGTAACAACTATACAAATGTTAGTGAATTAACACAAACTAGCCTATATAATACAGAATGGAAAAGCCCATGATCTAAAGTTCAATCTACATTATTTACTTCTGTAGAATTAGGTGAAGACAATGCACAATCTATTATCTCGCGCCCAACTAGAAGAGTGGAGGCACTTTGAAGACGAAGATGATGATATGGTAAACGACTACTTTGAATGCCTTATCGAATGCGAATCCATTAACGCAACAGAATGTAGGAGGATTTGCAAGGAGGTGTTTATGTGATAGAATACAATTTCCGTGTGAAGGAAGTGGAGGGGACCGAAAGGTCCCCTTTTTTTGTCTAAATACTTAGAAAACCGATGAAAACTCTAAGACAGTTTTTAGAAGATTATTATAAGATTCCTGGATTAAAACCCATGACTCAGGATAAGGAGCTTCCTAAACCAAAAGAGAAAACCCCTGATTGGGTAAAGAGACAAAGTGGTAGAAATCCAAGAAAAGCAGACGATCCATTTTTCTACCAAGGAAAGTAAAATGACATTCAAAGATTTTTGCCTAGAAGCTTATAGTAGAGCTGAACGAGAGTCACATACGATAAAACCCACTGGAAAGAAAAAATATCATTTAAGATTTGCTCCTATAGATGCAAACTATAGGAAATATAATATGCCAATAGTCCCTCCACAAGGACCACTTAAAACTAATAATACCATGAGCATATAATGTCTTACAATTTTCTCAGCAAACAGGTAGAGAATAAAAATTATCTATCACCTGTTGGATTTAAATTCAATCTAACAAAAACTCCTAAGGTTGATTTCTTCTCCAACAGCGCGAAGATCCCAGGTATCACTTTAGGTGGAGCTAAGGTAGGAAACTATCTTAAAGCAATTGATGTTCCTGGAGACAACATTGAGTTTGAGGATTTAACAATCCAGTTCATTGTAGATGAGGATTTAGAAAACTATCTGGCTATCCACAGTTGGATCTATGGATTGGGTTATCCTGAGAGTGTCAAAGAGTTTCAGGATCTTATTACTAAAGAAGATGGGTTGAAAGATCCTAACGAACAATATTGTGACGGAACTCTTGCTATATTGAATAGTAATTTTAATGTCAGTGCAAGGGTAAAATTTAGAGATTTATATCCAACTGCCTTGTCAGCACTAGAATTTACAGCGACAGAACAAGATTATACATACTTTACAGCAACCGCGACATTTAAGTATTTAATTTACACTATTGAAGTCGGAACCTAATTTATGGATCTTGAAACTATACAAAGTATGTGGGTCAAAGACTCACAGATTGACCAAGACAATTTACACGAAGAAGCATCTAAGATTCCATCTCTACATGCAAAGTATTTTGAGATGTATAACAACATCAAGTTGTTGAGAGAAAGAGCTTATTCGCAAGAATCAAAAGTAAAATTAGAAAGACATTCGTATTACACTGGAAAAGCAGATCCAGAAGTATACGAGAAAGATCCTTTTCCATACAAGGTAAGAGAAAAAGAAGCTCTCCAGAGATACATGGGAGCTGATGAGCGCGTGCAGCAAATTGTCTTAAAGATAAGGTATTACGATGTCATGTTGACATACCTAGAAGACATTATTAAACAGGTGAACAACAGGAGTTACATGATTAAAAACATTATTGACTGGCGTGTTTTTAGGGCAGGTTGATGACAAAAGTCATTATATCAAAGAAGAACGAAGTCTTCCTGAAAATTGAATCTGAACCACATGTATATCAAGAGTTGTCAGAATACTTCTCTTTTGATATCGAAGGTGCAAAATATATGAACCAGTATCGAAAACGATATTGGGATGGAAAGATACGATTGTTTTCTACACATACAAGAGAGTTGTATGTTGGACTACTTGACAAACTTGTATCTTTTTGCAAGAGAT